TGGTATTGCGTCTGTGGATCTTAATGTTGGTACGGGTCCGCAGACTGTTATTGATACGTTCAGTCAGCCGAGTAATACCGTGTATTCTAACGCGTATACGACGGGTGCTGTACCGTATTGGATTAAGGCGACTGCCTCTGGTTATCCGCAGGTGTATGCGGAAGCAAGTGTGAATTCGTTTCGGCAGGCGTTCCTTGTGCAGCAGTTGCTGGAGCGAGATGCTCGTGGGGGTACGCGCTATACTGAAATTGTTCGTTCGCATTTTGGCGTTATTTCGCCTGATGCTCGCCAGCAGCGTCCTGAGTATATTGGTGGCGGTTCGTCCGCTCTGAATATTACCCCTGTTGCTCAAACGACTGGTGGAGCTGGCACCGTTGGTGTTCTTGGTGCGGCGGCTACGTCTGTTGGTAAGCATATGGCTTCGTACGCTTCGACTGAGCATGGTTATATTCTTGGCCTTATGTCTGTTCGGTCTGAGCTGTCGTACGGTCAGGGTATTCCCCGTACGTTCAGTCGTCAGACTCGATATGATTTTTACTGGCCGTCGCTGGCTGGTCTTGGCGAACAGGCCATTTTGAACAAGGAGCTATTTGCGCAAGCTGGGTCTGCTGATAACAATGTGTTCGGTTATCAGGAGCGGTGGCATGAGTATCGTACTCGTTATTCTGAGATTACCGGTCGTTTTCGTACTAATGTGACTGGTACGTTGGCCGCTTGGCATCTTGGCCAAGGTTTTGGTTCAGCTCCGGTTCTTGGTAAGACGTTTATTGAGGACACCCCTCCGATGCCGCGTGTTCTCGCGGCTGGACAGACTGCTGCCGATCAGGCTATTGAGTATCTTGCTGATATTCTTATTCAGCGTGAGGCTGTTCGTCCTATTCCGATGTTTGGGACGCCTGCGACTCTTGGTCGGTTCTGATGTTGCCGTTTATTGCTAAGATTGGTTCTGCTGTTGGTAAGATTGCACCCGCCGTCCTAGATGTTTTAGGGCGGCGGCAGCAGAATCAGGCGCAAAAGCAGCAGGCCAAGGACGCAATGGCGTTTTCTGAGCGGATGGCTAATACATCCGCTCAGAGAGCGAAGGCTGATTTTGAGGCTGCGGGGTTTAATCCCGCGTTGGCGTATGGAACTCAGGCCGCGAACCCTGTTGGACAGCAGGCGTCGATAGGCAATGAGTTGAGTGGTGCGGTTTCGTCTGCTCAGGCGGCGAGAGCTGCGAATGCGCAGTTGCAGATTGTCCAGGAGCAATTGGCGACTCAGCGAGCGGTTTCGTCGAAGGCGCGAGCGGATGCTGAGGTTGCAACGTTATCTGCAGATCGTCAGCGTTTGGAGCAGATGGTTTGGCAGTCTATTGCGAGGGGTTCCAAGGTGGATATGTCCTCTCCTTTGGCGCGTTCGATTAACGCGCAGTTTGAGGCGGCGGCGATGTCGCCGCAGAGTATTTCGGCGAGTAATTCGGCGTTGGCTGCGCAAGCTCGGGCGCAGAGTGTTACGGCTGATATTCAGCAGTTCGAAGCAGATTATTTGCGTCGATTGGATACGTCAGGTGGTAATGTTGCGAAGATTTTTCGTGAGCTTTTACCCTTATTGAGGATGTTTAAGTAATGCCATTTGATATGAATGAGATGGCTCGTATTGCCGAGAAGTCGGTTGGTTGTGATATGTTTTTTGATAGTGATGAGGATATGACTCGGCAAGAGTTTAAGGATGAGTGTGATGTAAATCACATTTTGCGTCAGCATGGTTTTATGGTGCGACCGGTTCAGTATGGGGAGCATTCTTTTGATGATGATTTGACGCAGCAGATGCAGTCTAGATCTGTGTTTCAGCTTTGGTATGATTCGGCTCCTGCCGATATTCGTGCGGCTTACCCCGATTTGGGGTCTTTTTTGGCCGCATTTGGCTCAGGAGCGTTCAAAACGGGTCTGGAGGTATCTGAGGGTACCTCAGAGACCTCCAGCCCGTCAGCAAGCCCCCCGGAGGGGGGCGCGCTAGGTTAGCACGTATTCTATACTTGATAACTACGTGCTAACTGACAGCTTTTCACCATTTACCCTGAGGGTCCGGCGATGCGACGGATGGGAGCAGGTAAGGGGCGTTCCGCGAAGCGGTTTAAGGCCCGTGCAGGTAAGACGATGGCGCTCAATCTTCGGAATCCGCTGCGAGGCGGCTGGAGGCTGTAATCGTGGCTTGCCATCATCCGTTTCGGATGTGGCGACATAACGGGAAGGTTACTCTAAGGCGGCCGGAGTCTGATGATCGCGAAGCGATGGATATGCCGTGTGGTGGCTGTCTTGGGTGTCGTATGGACCGTGCTAGGTCGTGGGCTATCCGTAATCGTTTGGAGTTGGCGAATCACGCGAAGGCGTGTTGGACAACCCTTACGTACTCGGAGGAGAATTTGCCCGCGAATCGGTCCGTTCGGCGAGATCATCTCTCCGGTTACATTAAGCGTCTTAGAGCGCGTTTGTCGTCTGAAAAAATCCGATTTTTTGGTTGCGGAGAGTATGGCGAGCGTGGTGGTCGACCTCACTACCATGCCATATTGTACGGTGTCGATGGTTCAGAAGCTTCGATTCGGAAGTCGTGGTCGTTTGGACACGTAGGAGTGCACCAGTTGACGCCTGCGGCGATTAAGTATGTTGCGGGTTATTGTTCGAAGAAAGAAGGTTGGCATGCCGAGTATCGTGAGGTACTTGACAGGTCGAGTGGTGAGTTGTATGGTAGGGAAGCGCCTTTTTTGTTGATGTCGAGGCGTCCAGGTATTGGCGGCGAGGCTCGGAAGTATTTTTCGTCTTGGTCTCGATTTGCTGTGATGGATGGTACGAAGTATCCGGTGCCTCGGTATTTGCATGAAGCGTTTAAGAAGGATGCCGATCCGTTGTTGGTTGAGGAAGTGCAGTTCGAGCGTTGGAAGCATCGTAAGGCTTTGACGCGGGACCAGTTGGACGCGGCTGAAGCGAATGCGAGGTCGCGACTTTCACTTCAATCTGCTGGACGGAGGTACGGATGATTGTGTACGCGATTCGTGACAAGGTTGCGGAGTCTATTGGGCAGAACGTGTGGCTGTTTAAGGCCGACGCGGCTGCCATTCGTTTTTTTCATGATGTGCTTGCGGATGGCAAGAGTTATCCAGCGACTCACCCTGATGATTATGAGCTGCTGGCTCTTGGTGTCCTTGATGATAATGGACAGATTACTACTGACGGGTGTCCGTCGGTGATTTTTACTGGAACTCAGTGGAAGCAGGCGCGCGACGCTGCTGAAGCTGCCAAATTTGATGAGGTGATTGGCTAATGGCTGGTTATCAACTTCCGTCGCGTAAGCTTGCGAGCCAGCAAGATAGTGCGATGATTCAGCGGCCTGATGTGCCGCGTTCGAAGTTTGTTGGGTCGTTTACGCGGAAAACGACATTTAATGCGGGTCTGTTGATTCCGTTTTTGCTTGATGAGGTGCTTCCTGGCGATCATTTGAAGTATGATTGCACGGCGTATGTCCGTATGGCGACGCCGTATTTCCCGCTGATGGACAATCAGCGTATTGATACACATTTCTTTTTTATCCCCAATCGTCTGGTATGGGCGAATTGGAAAAAGTTTATGGGCGAGCAGGCTAGTCCTGACTCGTCTATTTCGTACACAGTTCCTCAGGTTACGGGTGATACCAATGACGCGGTAGGCGTTGGTTCGCTTTGGGATTACCTTGGTCTGCCAGCTGGTTATAACGGGTGGCTGGCTGCGCCGAGTGTGAGTGCGTTGCCGTTCCGTGCGTATCAACTTGTGTATAACGAGTGGTTTCGCGATGAGAATTTGATTGCGTCGGCGTATATGTCGACGGGCGATGCGTCTGAGGGGGCTTCGCTGTACCCGCTTCGGCGTCGGGCGAAGTCTCAGGATTATTTTACGTCTGCGCTACCGTGGCCCCAGAAGTTTACTGCGCCGTCGATTCAGTCGTCGGTCAGTGGGCTTGGTATTGCGTCTGTGGATCTTAATGTTGGTACGGGTCCGCAGACTGTTATTGATACGTTCAGTCAGCCGAGTAATACCGTGTATTCTAACGCGTATACGACGGGTGCTGTACCGTATTGGAT